GGCGACGTAGTAGAATTAGTTAACCTACCCAATGGTGCAAGAATCATTGATGGTTATTTAACTAATGCTGCTTTAGGTTCATCTACAACTTTATCAGTTGGAAATGCTGCCTATAAAAATGCTGCAGGAACTGTTGTTGCTGCCGCTGCTGCTAGTTACTTAGCTGCTACATCTACATCAAGTGCTGCTAGAACAGATGCCTTTGCAACTATTGCATTAGGTGCTGGTTCAGTAGTAGATGCTAATGAAAATGGTTTACCAATTACAGCTACGTTAGCTGGTGGTGCCGCTTCAGGAGTAGTTCAAATTGCTGTAAGATACGTAGTAGACTAATACTACTTTAAATAGTGGGGACTAAAAATCCCCACTGTTTATTATGAAAAAAACAGACAACATAAAAACAATTTTACATTTACAAAATAAAGATTATATCTATCGCTATGTTCTAGTTGATAGATTTAAACATACATCAACTGCACATCATGGTTTTGATAAAAGTCTAGAATTAACAGAGGCAGAAATCTTTGCTAAAGTTAAACCTAGACAATTAAGACGTAAATATATAATAAAAAAAGATTAGTATGGCATCAGTTGTAGAAATTTGTAATAATGCATTAAACCAGCTTGGTGCTTCAACAATCCTTTCACTTACAGAAGATTCTAAAAATGCAAGACTTTGTAATGCAAGATATGAAAGTATTCGTAATGCAGTATTTAGATCTCATGCCTGGAATTGTTTAATGGCAAGACAAGAGCTTGCAGCAGACACAGCAACTCCTGCTTGGGGCTGGGCTAAACAATTTACATTACCATCAGACTGTTTAAGAGTTATTACAATATCTGATTATGATTATGATTATAAAATTGAAGGTAGAAAAATAATGGCAAACGTATCTCCAATAAAACTTCAATATGTAAAATTAGTTACCGATCCAAATGAATATGACACATTACTTGCTGAAACTATTTCAGCTGCTTTAGCTGCTGATATTGCTTTTGCTGTTACTGCTAATGCTACATTAGTAACAACAATGAAAGAAATTTATAAAGATAAATTAGGCGAAGCTAAACATGTTGATGCTACAGAGGGTCAAAACACAGATCCTAATATGGGTCAAGTTGATGTAATATTATCAGACGAATTTATCAACAGTAGGTTTTAATTATGGCAAGAGTATCAACAGCTCTTACTAACTTTACTGGGGGTCAGTTATCTGATCGTATGGAAGGAAGAACCGACTTCCAAAAATATTTTAGTGGCTGTAAGACTTTAGAAAATTTTATAGTTCAACCTCATGGTTCGGTTACACGAAGACCAGGAACTACTTTTGCAGCAGAAGTTAAAACATCTTCTTTAAAAACAAGATTAATCCCCTTTGAATTTTCAACTGAACAATCTTATGCTTTAGAATTTGGAAATAATTATATTCGTTTTTATAAAGATAATGGAGCTATATTAGAAGCTAATAAAACAATTACAGGTATTACTCAAGCTAATCCAGGTGTAGTTACTTCAACAGCTCATGGTTATTCTAATGGAGATACAGTTGTTATCACCGGTGTTGTTGGAATGACGCAAGTAAATAATAAAAGATTTAAAGTTGCAAGTGTTGCATCTAATACATTTGCTTTACAAGATATAGATGGTAACAACGTAAACACTACATCTTTTACTGCTTACACATCTGGTGGTATTGCAAATAGAGTTTATACTTTAACAACAACTTATGCCACAGCAGATTTGTTTAATATTAAATATGCTCAATCAGCTGATGTTATGTATTTATGTCATCCTGATTATTCAGTTAAAAAATTATCAAGAACTGGACATACCTCTTGGACTATTACAGAAGTAGATTTCACAAATGGTCCCTATTTAGATGATAACATTAGTGCAGTAACTTTAAGCTCATCCGCACATACAGTTGGAACTGCTAGAGATTTAACAGCATCTGCTGCAACCTTTGCTTCAACTGATGTTGGAAGATTAGTTTCTTACAGAACTGGCTATGGAGAGATTACTGCATTTACAAGTTCTACTGCTGTAACTTGGACTATTATAAAAGATACAGGTTCTGGTTCTGCATCTACTGACTGGGCATTAGGAGCATTTTCAGACACTACAGGTTATCCTTCTTGTGTAACCTTTTATGAACAACGATTAGTATTTGCAGGAACAACTAATCAACCTCAAACATTATTCTTTTCAAGATCAGGAGATTATGAAAACATGGATGAGAATAGAGGGGGAACTGTTGCTGCAGATGATGCAATGATTTATACAATCGCATCAAACCAAGTAAACGTCATACAATCTTTAAAAGCAACAAGAACATTAATTATATTAACTTCAGGTGGTGAATTTACATTAAACTCAGATTCTACAGGAACCGCTGTATCACCAACAAATATAAATATTAAAAAACAATCTAATTATGGAGCATCCAATATAGATGCACTATCAGTTGGTAATGCAACTTTATTTGTTCAACGTGCTAAAAGAAAATTAAGAGAATTAGCTTACAATTTTGATACAGATGGATATGTCGCTCCGGATATGACTATCTTAGCTGAAGACGTTACCTTATCTGGATTAGATGAATTAACATACCAACAAGAACCTCATAGTATTATTTGGGGTATTCGTGGAGATGGAGTATTAGTTGGTTTAACATATCAAAGATCAGAACAAGTTGTTGCCTGGCATCAACATAAATTAGGTGGATCTTTTGGATCTACAACTCATGGTATTGTTGAAAGTGTTATTTCTATTTCTGGAAATTCTTACAATAGAACTGATGAAGATCAATTATGGGTTATTGTTAAACGTACTATCAATGGCACTACAAGACGTTATGTAGAATATTTTACACCATTTGAATTTGATAGTTCACTTACACAATTTCAATTTGTAGATAGTGCTTTATCTTATTCTGGATCTGCAACATCTACACTTACAGGATTAGATCATTTAAACGCAGCAACAATTAGAATAATTGCTAATGGTGCAACACATTCTGATAAAACTGTAACATCAGGATCTATTACATTAGATAGAACAACAACTGCTGCAAAAGTTGGATTACCATACACATCAACATTACAAACAATGAGATTAGATGTTGGATCACAAGATGGAACTTCACAAGGAAAAACAAAAAGAATATTTGATGTTACATTAAGATTTTACGAAACAGTTGGAGCTAAGGTGGGTCCAGATACTTCTAACTTAGAAGAAATACCATTTAGATCTTCTGCTGCGCCTATGGATGTTGCTGTGCCACTTTTTACTGGAGATAAGAAAATTGAGTTTAGAGGTAACTTTGAAACTGATGGTTATTTATTTGTAGTTCAGGATCAAGCATTACCTATGACATTATTATCATTATATCCAAGATTGATTACCAACGATGGATAACATTAATATTATTCCTTTTAAGAAGGAGCATGCACATCACATTATTAGCAATCCAATGAATGATCCTGCTATTCAGATTGCACCGCAATTTAAAAAATATGCATTATTTTTAGAAATACCAGGAATGTCATTTACTGCTATTAAAGATGGAAAGATTGTGGTATCAGGCGGTATTGGCATATTATGGGATAATGTTGCTGAGGGATGGGTTTTGGCAACTAATGATGTATGGAAGAATCCTATATCTATTGCAAGACACGTTAAAAAAAAACTAGATATTTTAACAAAAACTTATAAAGTGAAAAGATTACAAACCGCTGTAAAAGCAGATTTTGTTTTAGGGATAAAATTTGCTGAATGGTTAGGTTTAAAATCAGAAGGTTTAATGAAACATTATGGACCAGATGGTGCTGATTACATAAGGTTCGCAAAGATTTATTGATATGTCATTTGTAGGTGATCTAATAACTGGACAGTCGCAGAAAAAGATAGCTAATGCTAATGCTGCTTTATTAGAACGAGATGCTGTTGTTACAAGACAAAGAGCTGAACAAGGATATAAAGTTTACGAAAAATTTGATCTTCCACAAATCTACGCATTAGAAACAAAATCAGTTGGAGATATTAGAACTGGTTATGCAATCAGAGGTGTTACAGAAGAAGGAACTGGTTACAGAGTATTAATGGATAATGCTTTAAACTTTGCAAGAGATAGAGATATGCTTGAATATAATGCTTTAGTTAAAAAAGAACAATTAGAAAATGCAGCTGTTATGAAAGAAGCAGAAGCAAGAACTGAAAGATATCGTGGAAGAGTTGCAGAAACTATTAGTTATTTTAGAGCTGGTTCAAGTTTACTTGGAGATGTAAGAACTGGACAACAAATTTATAAAGGAATGGGTTAATGGCAATAAAAATTTATCAATCACAAATTAGACCCACAGAAGAAATAGGAGCTGTAGAAACTACTCCTGGCATGCGTGTTAGTATGGAAACCGCTGCAGCTCTTGGAGCTGCTTCTTCTAAATTTACTCAAGGTATAACAGATTTTGTTCTTGAAAAAGAAAAAATAAAAGCTGAAACAGAAGTTTTAGAAAAAAAAGAAAAGATATATAATGGAGATGAAAATGTTCCAGGATTATCTAAAGTTAAAGATGAAGCATCTAAGATGGAAGATCCTGATGAAGCGGATAAATATTATAAAGAACAATTTAAAACTATTCAAGATTATCATACTAAAGATACAAAAAATTTCTTTACCAAAAGAGTATTAGGTACATTTTTACAAAAACAATCTGTTGAAGATTCTATTCTTATTAGAAATTCAGCAACTAATAACTTATTAGAAAGAAATAGATTAGCAGTTGAGGCAAATACTGATCGTTTAAAAAAATCTATTGTTTATGGAAAGACTGATCTTGAGATATCTAATGCAACTAATGAACTAGACACTATATTAAATTCTGATGTTTATAATAAAGTATATGGGAAAAAAGCAGCAGAAGAAAAAAACAAAGTTAGAGAAGATGTAGATTATTATAAAGGATTAAGAACACTTGATCGTGATCCCATGAAGATCAATGATGTTATTAAAGACTCTACTTTACCTATAGAAAAAATTGAAAAGTTAAGATCTCATGCAAAACTATCAGCTCTTAAAATAGATGAAACATCAGGCAATAATTTAAAAGATTATGAAGCTCAAATTGATAAAGGTAATGATCCAGGAATTAATGCTCTTAATGCTGCAAAAGAAAGATCTATAGCAGTTGATAATTTTGATAACGCAAGAAAGATTGATGCTTTAATAGAAAAAAGAAACATTATTTTAAACATTAGAAGTAAATCACTTTCAGAAATGGATGCAGAAATTAGTAAAATGGAAACAATGATTACTACTTCAAAAGCTGAAAACAAAGATGTACCTATTGCTGAATTAAAAAAATATGAAATAGTTAAAAAATTTAAAGCAGACTTACAAACAGATTTAGAAAAAGATTTATTAAGAACAGCTTCAGAAAGAAACATTGTTACTTTAAACAATATTAATTTTAATGATGTTATGCTTAACCCATCTGAAGAAAACAAAAAAGTATTTACAGAAAGTCTAGCAGCAAGAAAAAATTCAGCAACCACTGCTGGCAAATATTATAACTTACCTACAAGATTTTTTACTGATGCAGAATCTAAACAATTAAAAGCTATTGTTGAAAAATCTACAGATAGTAAAATGTTATTAGAGTTAGCTTCAAATATGGCAAATGGTTTTGGCGCTGATGCACCAAATGCTTTTGCAGAGATTTCTAAAGAGAATGCATTATTTGCACATGTTGGTGGCATTACAATGTTTAATGGTGGAATACCAACTAAAGGAGCTTCCGATGCTATTGAAGGTTATTTATTAAGTAAAAATAAAAATATTACATTAACAGATTTTTCTAGAAAAAATACACAATCTCTTATCTCTGGTTATCAAAAAGCATTTACAGGAATACCAGCCGAAACTTTTAATAGAGTAATTGAAACAGCAGATAATATTTATATAAAAAGAACTTTTGATGCTAATAAATTAACTTCAGCATTTAATTTAACATTATATGAAGAAGCATTG